AGTACGTAGGATGAGACCTCCCGGGTTATTATTTCTAATACCATTGGCAATGTTTACTACTGTTAGCGAGCAAAGCTCTTATAGTTTGTTGTCTGCGACAGGAAAACCTAAACTGAATAACTCGAAGTTAGACAATTTCGTCGGTTTAGACGCCGTAATATTCATATTACCACTACTTAATTTCATGGTAGTATTCAGTACATCATACTTACACTTTGTGGCATAATGCCCTTTGTTGTAATAACGATATACATCGACTGTTGGTATAACAGCCATCTCTCGATAATTACCGCTCATTCATTGGTTATAGATAGAATACTCATCTTCCTCGTCCGGATTATCCGGTGTCGGAAGGTATTCCATTAGACGCTTGCTTAAAGCAAGAACTAATGGGTGAGTTTCCTCAACAATAACTTGACAGACTTTCTTTGTAATCCGTGGCTTGTTAAGCTCGGATGTTGTCTTTCAAAATATATAGTCTCTCGAAAGAGACACTAACACGTTTTGATTCCACTCCTCCATAGCCATAAATTTTTCGGCGAAAGATCCAGGTTCTACCTCCAGTAATGGAGCTGCCCCTGTGATTGATAGAGGTAGTGACAACATGTCTGTAATTTGTTTACCTTTTTTATGGGTAGACAGAAAAACAATCAAAGATGGGACGAGAAATTGATCCTCGTATCCACGTTCTCGGCAAATCCGTACAAGCTCTAGAGCTTGCTCAGGTTTGTCATGAGAATCAGCGATTAGGTCGACTGGCATGCCAGTAACTTCTGAACCGTTGATAAAGTGCCGCTTCGCGAATTCGGTTTTACCCTCTTCGCTTTGCGTGCATTTAGCGTGCGACAATGAAACCCCTAGTCTAAGGATAGTATCCTTATACTTCTCGTATACCTTTTTATTAGTATCGATTGTATCATCTCCAAGTATGAGGTATTTGTATTTTTTAACACCTACTTTATATGCGCAAAATTGCTTTACAGCGTGATGCGTTAGAGTTGATACAGGCCATGAGCTTAACAAGCCCATGGGATTACCTGTGTTGTATATTACGTCCCCTTTCGGGTGCACGAATATTCTACATGCGATAATCGCGTTTCATAACTTCCCATATATAGCACCGTATGCAGCTGTTACAAGGGCAACCTCTAGTTTTCTAGGGAATTTGTCCGTAAAAGCTGTCATATCAGAACTATACAAGTTACTTCCCATGCGCTTAACAAGCCGCGGGATGTCACTTTGTCTGTAAGTCATATCTCCTGGTAGTCTAGTTAGTGCTTTCATAAATGCCCTGTGAAGGGAAGAAAGTGCTGTATTAGATCATCAGTCTGCTATGGCGATGATACGTGTTTTGCACGCTTTGTCGCTTAGTAGAACGAGTTTGGAGTGTATAAATCCTCCAAACCCGTGAGTCTTGTAATCATCAATGTTAAGGCCTGGGATTGTTAACTCCAGTAACTCCTTAATATTTTGAAGCAATTTGGGATCATGTAGCCGCAAGGCCGCTAGATCTTTCAGTGCAGAGATAGTCGCCGGTCCATTGGGCCCCGACTTATTACTCATTACAAGATGTGAAGGTCCTAACTTCGGCATTCGCCTTAGGAAAGACCAATTCTTTATGAATTCAATTATTTCTTCTAGCAAATTTTCATCTGCTGTCGAATAATCTGTTATCGTATTAACGGAATATCTAGGTTTACACCTAAATAGTTCTATTATACGCATAACGGTATTTGAGTATCGAATACTATAG